TGCGCCGCGTGATGGACGGAATTGAGCAGAGCGTGCAGTTGGCACTGATACAGTATCTGGATCAGCCGATCAACAATGCGCTGATCGCGAGCATCTTAGCCAGCGTCAACAGTTTTCTGCGCACGCTGATCGGCCGGGGCGCCTTGATTGCCGGGACGGCGACCTTCAATCCGGCCGAGAATCCCGCCAGCCAAATCGCCAACGGGCAGCTTGTATTCGACATTGATTGCATGCCGCCGCCGCCGGCGGAACGGCTGACCTTCAATGTCACGATAGATACGAGCCTGCTCGGCCAGTTGACCGGCGCAGCGCAGACAGCGAGTGCATAGTGGATACCAGCCCTGATGCGTCAATCGACCTTTTGCGTTGGGCGATTAATGGGATAGTCGCGGGACTCGTCCTTGTGATGGGGTGGTTGTGGACTGTACTTAATCGGAAGGCAGATAGAGAGGAGGTCAAGGCGTTAAGAGATTCATTGGACCAGTTCCGCAGAGATATGAACACGCGCCTTCAAGAATACCGGGCGGACATTAGTGCCCTCGGTGGGAAGGTCGAAAATGTTGGAGAAAAAGCGGCCATGCAGATCGAGAAAATTGGCGACAAGCTTGAAACGAAGCTGGATACGCAGACGCGAGATATCGACATTCGTATGCGCGACCTCGCCAATAGACTTACGCTGGGGCCAACTCGGCGGTCTGAAGTCCAATGATTTTCATTCCTCATGGCGAATGCTTACTGTGGGATTGGCGCATTCTTACCGTGAAGATTTCCGGTGATGCGCTGACGTTCATCGCCTATATGGTGATTCCGCTGCTTTGGGGCAGGTTCGCGTATTCATTGCTGATTCGCTATGGCGCTGGATGGTGGTTTTTCATCCTTGGCGGCTTGTTTGTGTTCTGCTGCGGTATGACGCACTTAACTGAAATTATGGTCTTGGAGTATCCCTCCTGGTACTGGCCAGATGCAATCGCTCGGGACATTACTGGAGTCGTCAGTATACTATTCATTTGGTACACGTGGCGGATGGGTCTGAACACTAAGAATCCGGAGCATATAGGTTAATGGCACTCATAAATGTAAGCAGGGTGGTCAACGCGAATTTATATATAGACGGTGCTTCCTTGCTGGGACGCGCCGATGAAGTGGAACTGGCCTGGCCCAAGGCCAAGATGGCGGACCATAAGGGGCTCGGCATGTTCGGCACGGCGGAATTTCCGGCCGGTATCGACAAGCTCGAAGCCAAGGTGAAATGGTCGTCGATTTACAGCGAAGTGCTGCAAACGATGAGCATCTTTCGCTCGCATCAGTTCCAGATCCGCGCCTCGATTGATCAGTACACGTCACAGGGCTTGACGGCGCAATTGCCATTCGTGGGCCTGATGACGGCGCAATTCAAGGATGGCGGTCCGCTTAATTTCAAGCAACACGAGCAGGTCGATTTTCCCAGCACGCTGGTGGTTTATCACTGTGAGTATTACGTAGCAGGCACGCAATATCTGCTCTACGACGTGCTGGCGAATTTGTATGTAGTCAATGGCGCCGATCAGTTGGCGCAATTCCGGGCCAATATCGGGGCAAGCTGATAATGTCGGTGGGGGTAATGTACGCTGACGATTCCTTGGACGAACTCGCCTGCTGCGGGATCGAGGTCGCGGAAAACATACTGCCGTCGCAGTTCCATGATTTATTCCAGCGTTCGGGCGAGCGCAGCCCGGAGCATCGCCTGATGATGGCATTGTTGGAGGACGCGCTGCACTGTTGGCTGAACTCGACGGCACCCGGCATTTTTACCACGGTCAAGCGCGAGAAGGCCCATCGCGAGGCCGATGCGTGGATCTTCGGCGGCTACTGTGCACCGCTTACCTTCGTACAAGTCTGTAGCTGGTTGAATCTCGATCCTGAGTATATCCGGCGCGAACTGCTCAAGCGAGGCGAATCGGATGTACCGCTGCCGCGCTACAAAGGATCGGGCCGGGTGAGAAAGCAATGCGGACTGCGCACGAAGATCAACTCGTTCAGCGGGAGTACCCCCTGTTCTCCAACCCCTTTTCTCCGCAAGCGGGAGAAAGGGGCATAGAGGTGACCAATGTTCGCAATGCTGGGTGACATCATCTTCGATGTGCTGACGTCGCCAGAGACGTTCAAGCTCTCCGGAGATTACACTTATGCCGAGCACAAGGTAGTCGAGGCGCCGCCGCTGCTTCAGTGGCTCTCCAACGATCTGCGCAAAATCTCGATGGAGCTGGGGCTTCATGTCGCCTTCACTGATCCGGCAGCGCAGATGAACGCGCTCTATGCGGCGGCTGATGCGCATCAGGCATTGCCGCTGACTTTTGGCAATGGCGTATTCCGCGGCTACTTCGTCATCGAATCGATTGAAGAGACGCATCAGCATCTGGCCGATGACGGCAGTTTTATTGCAATCTCGGCGCGGCTTGAACTGCGCGAGTGGATCCTGGGGGCGGATGCTGCCACGTCGTCAACCCCCTCTCGGCCAGCAGCGCCGCCTCCTGGGATCGTTTATACAACGCCGGATCAGCCGACCGCAACGCCGTTCGATTCAGCACAGCCGGTCAGCGCAGCCAATCTGTTGCCGGTCTCGGCGATTATGCAGTTGAGCAATCTGGGCGTGCCGCCGGGGACGACCTACAGCGCGGCAGCGTATGCGCAACCAGGAGTTAGCGCGATTGTGGGAGTGGGGCCGGGCGCAGCGGCGCCGGGCAATCCCAACAGCGTGCCGACCGCGGTAATTGTGAGGATAGGGTGAGAGACGGGGCGCTCTTTTTGTCATTCCGAACCGAGCGAGGAATCAACGCGAAGCGAGGCAACGATGCGGGGTGGGCAGAAGACAATTTGAACAGGCAGCCTGCCGGTTCAACCGGATCATCGCCGAAGCGCGCATCAAGCATTGAATCGCTCCGCGTAGATCCTTCACTTCGTTCAGGATGACAGAAAAGGAAAAACAATGGCCCAGCAATTCATCACGATTACTACAGTCGCCGGTCAGCGCTGGGATCAACTGGCCTATACCTATTACGGCGACGCGACGCTCTTTGGCCCAATAATACAGTCCAATCCGCAGATTCCGATTGAAGCGGTGTTCGAGGCGGGGCTGACGGTTGGCATTCCGATTCTCACGGTGAATCAGGCGGCGACAGGACAGCCGAGCGAATTGCCGCCGTGGCGCAGATAGGAGAAATCATGGCAGCGATCATCACAGGGATACTGACAGCATTTGCGATTATGCAGGCGGCGGCGCCCTTGCTGGAGTTGCTGCTGACGTATCTCGCCAAGTACATGGCGCACAATGCCAAGATGACATGGGCCGACCAGGCCGATGAGAATCTTGCGGCAGCAACGCAGGCAGTACAGCGCATCGTCTCGCAAGTGACGATCGATCCGGTTACTGCGCTCAATCATGTCGAGCTGATGTATCCGACGGCAGCCATGCTTGAGAAAGCCTTCCCAGGCATCTGCCAGTCGATCATGGCGCGCCACATTCTCATGGCGGATGTACCTGGAATATCGCACGGCATGGCGGCCAAGCTGATCGAGGGCGCTCATGCGCAAAGTTCGATGGCGGCAGTGGAGGAGTAATTGGCGGTAGCGCTCGCATATCCAGTCCGCATGCCGGCGTATCTGTTGAGCTACGCGGGAATGAATATCACGGCGGACATCACCGCGATGGTGACTGAGTTCAGCTATAGCGACAAAGCCGAGAACTTCAGCGATGAACTGGAAGTCACGCTCGCTGATCGCAGCCGCCAATGGCAAGGCTCGTGGTTTCCGCAGCGCGGCGACACCGTGACGGCGCAAATCGGCTATGCCGGTAAACAGATGCTCGATTGCGGCAGCTTCCAGGTTGACGAACTCGAACTGAAGGGGCCGCCCGATACATTCCATCTGAAATGTATCGCAGCTGGTATTACGCAGGCAATCCGCACGCCGCGCAGCAATGGCTACGAAGGCATGACGCTGCTCGACGTTGCCAATCAGGTGGCACAAGCACATGGGCTGACGGTGGTCGGCGCGCCGCAGAATATCGATGTGCAATTCAACCGCATCTCGCAGAAGCACGAGACTGATTTGCATTTCCTGGCGCGGCTGGCCAAAGCGCACAATTACGACTTTTCGATCCGCGGCAATCAGTTGATCTTCTACTCACGGACGACGCTGGAGCAGATGGCGAGCATCGCCACCGTGCTGCGCACGCAGGTAAAGAGTTTCGAGTTCAAGATCAAGACGCAGGACATCTACAAAAGCGGCACTGCCACCTATCAGAGTCCCGACCAGAAAGCATTGATTGGCGCACAGTATCAAGACACCAATGCGCCGACGGCGGATGACCAGCACGTCATTACACGCATTGAGAATTCGCAGGCAGCGCAACTCAAAGCCAGCGCCGCGCTGCATCAGGCGAACAAGGATGAAGTGACCGGCCGTCTCGAAGCGGAAGGCATCGTCACGCTGGTGGCGGGCGTGAATATCACGATTCAGGGCTTCGGCAATTTCGACGGCAAGTATTTCATTGAATCGAGCCGCCATCGGCTGGAGCGCGGCAGTGGCTATACGACTGAGATTGAGGCGCGGCAGCTTTGAGCGGTGGAACAGCTAGTCTGGACGATCAGTGCGGTATTTAGCACGGAGATGTTCGCGGCAGCGACATTGATCGGCACCATGGACGGCGTCAACACGGTATTCACCATCTCGCCCGCGCCGCAACGGGGCGTCATGGTTTTCTTGAATGGCGCGCTGCTAACTCCGGGCGCACAGCCGAACGGGCAGTATACCTGGTCAGGCGCGCAACTGACCTTTCAGCCGCAGGCAGTTCCGCAAACAGACATGGCAATAGCCGTGTTTACTTGGTAGTGGAGCAACCCCAATGCCGATTGTGACCGCAGCGCAGCAACTAGGCGCACAGACGATGGTAACGCATGCCGACGCGGCCATTAACGGCGGCGCGGCGGCGATGCAGATTCTGCCGGCCAATGCGAGCCGCGTCACGGTCTTCATCTTCAACGTCGGCGCCAACACCGCACGGCTCGGCGATGCGAATACAGCGGCCGCGCAAGGGGCGCCCTTGCCGAGCAATCAGGGCATTACCATCGAGACCACTGATCCGATTTACGCCTACGCCGCGAGCAACACGACGCTGGCGATTCTTGAAGCGGTGCGGTTATGAGGAAGCTATCAGCACTCAGCTATCAGCGTTCAGCTTTCTGGAGCCTTATCCGGCTGATTGCTATCTTGCTGATAGCTGACAGCGCGCTTGCTCTGCAAGCGCATGCGGCGGGCTGGACCAATGGCGGCGGCGGCAGTCCGACCGGAGCCGCGGGCGGCGACTTGTCGGGCACGTATCCGAATCCGACGGTGGCGAAAACCGGCGGCGTTGCCTTCGGTACGCTGGCTACGCAAAATGCCGTCTTCTGCACCGACAATTGGTCGCCTGGAGCGATTAGCCAGACTTTCACCGCCGGGCATACCTACTGTCCGAATGCAGTAGGGACTTATACCTTCGCCGCAGCCTCAACCGTCAACGTCAATAACGTGACGATTTATTGCTCCAATCCCGGCATGGTCTTGCAGCGCACTGGAGCAACTGACGGCTTTGACCTCTCCGGCACGACCGATCGTATCATCGGCTGCACCATTGACGGCAATTCGCAGTCTGGCGCTGGCACCGGCCCGCTGGTGAATATCACTGGCAGCAATGCCCTGGTGCAAAACAACATCTTCCAGAACGCTGGCACCACCACCACGTCACCGGCGGGCGTCATCGTGCTGACCAACGGCAACGATGCGGTAATCGACAATAATGTCTTTACCGGCACGCTCTCGGACAATGGCGTAGCGATTGCGCCTCCAGCGGGCAACACCATCAACCGCCCGGTGGTGCGCAATAACAAGATTCTGCTGCTCAGCCCCTCCAGCGAGCTGTCAGGCATCGTGGTGGCGCAGGCGACCAACAGCGCTCACGTGTTCGGCCTGCAAATTCTGAACAACGACATCACCGGCAATAACGGCAATGCTGACCTCTACCGGGTACAGGGGCCGAATATCGGCCGCAGCGGCATGGACTACGGCTGGACGATACGCGGCAATATCGGCCGCGCGGTCACGCATTATGTCAACCAGTGCTTTAAGATTTACGCGGTGTCGCAATCGGTAATCGCCGAGAATATCTGCGATGACGGCGGCCAGGGGGTCGGCGCCTCGGCCTTCAACTTCGGCGACCTCTATGATTCCTCGATCGTCGGCAATCGCGGACAGCTCACGTCCGGACTCGAAGGCGGCATGCTGCTGATTGACTGGGCGGGCGACAGCATCGTCGGCAACAATATGTATGGCGCCTTCGCCGCGACTTCCTATCCCGGCGGCTTCAATTTCAACAGCGCAGCATCAGGCACCTATGGTGACAGCGTGGTCACGGGCAACACAGTGACGATGACCGCAGGCGGCGCGCCTTGCTACTACGTGACTAACGCCAGCAGCACCACCATGCAGGACATTGAGTTCAGCGGCAATAACTGCATCGGCAGCGGCACCAGCGGACAAATCGGCTTTCAGGTCGTCAATGGCGGTACCGCGCTTACCGATATGCACTTTGTCGGCAATGACATGCGCAATGTGCCGACCGGGTTCACCATCACGAGCGGCACTTCAATCGAGATTGAGAATCCGCACTTCCATACGGTGACGACGCCGTACAGCTTGAGCGTGGCGACCTTCATTCACGACCTCGAAACCGGAATGACGCTCGCCAATCGGCCGACGGACGCGGATGTAGCTAATGGTTCGATGATCTATCTGTCGGACTCGACGATTGCGAATCCTTGTGCGGCAAATGGTTCAGGCGCAATCGATAAGCGGCTGAATGGTGTGAATGTATGCAATTGAGAGGTTCGAGATATGGAGAGAAACAGGTTGCATGGCAGCATTGGGGGAATAAAAAAATAATGGTTCGAGCGCATCCCAAAACACGACGAGCCGCGATCCTTGCTGCCATGCTTTTGCTTTTCAGCGGACCGGCCTTGGCGGTCTGCACGCAATCGGGGAACGTCACTTCATCCTCGTCTGCAGTAGTTGGCAGCAATGACATCGCCGGGGTCGAAGGGCGCCATTACTTTCTGATCCAGAATACCGGCGTGACTAATCCGATGAACGTCGCCATCGGCTCCGGCAATAACGCTACTAACAAGGATATGTACCTGGCGCCGGGCGCTTCCTGGGTGATGACCATGGTGGGCCTCAAGATGGTTCCGGGTGGAGATGTGGCGGTGATCTCAGCATCCGGCACG